ATTCACTCTCAGGACGATCCAATCTATTCCAGAGCTCGTTGGTGGCGACTCGGGAGAAGTTATGTCTTTTGAAGCTTGGCTTGAAGCAACTAGTTACACTGATAATCGGAAAGATCAGCTTCGTGATGTCAAAGATAAGCTCGATTCCGGTGATTTTGAAATTAAGAAAGCTAAGTTTCGTAATTGTAAGAGCTTTACGAAGCTCGAATCTTACCTCGGATATAAATACGCCCGGGCTATAAACGCCCGTCCCGACCTATTTAAAGTACTGACTGGACGGTACTTTAAATATGTCGAGAAAAAGCTATTTTCATTAGATCCATTTATTAAGAAAATTCCTGTCGAAGATAGACCTTCATTCATTATGAGTAGATTATATTCTGAAGGCGCTTCGTATGCAGCCACTGATTACACATCGTTTGAGTCTCATTTTTCACGTGAGATCATGGCTGCGCTGGAGTTTAACCTCTACGGTTCCGTTTTAAAGAACATGCATGATGAGCACATGGGCTACGTTCCTAGATTTTTATTTTGGTTGTTAGCCGGTACTAATCGTTGCATATTTTCGAATGGAATCGCGGTTTCTGTTTCCGCTACGCGTATGAATGGAGAAATGAACACCAACTTACGAAACAGTTTTAGTAACTGGATATTGACGAAGTTTATATCAGAGAAACACAATTTACTGCTCATTGATTTGGTAATTGAAGGGGATGACTGCCTTGCTTCTTTTCATGGCAACGTCCCCGAGTCTTGGATGTTTCTGGAGTTAGGGTTTGAAATTAAGGTTGAATTGTTCGAAGATATTGGTCGAGCTTCCTTTTGCGGGTTGCTCTTTGACAGCTTTGAACTGGACCTTGTTCAGAACCCGATTAAGTTTATCCTTAATTTGGGCTGGTTTGATCCTATTTATACCAATGCCAGTCCTCTAACTCGCCAGAGATTATTGTATGGAAAATGTCTTGGTACCTTGGCCCAATTACCAAATTGTCCAATGATCAGTAAACTGTGTCACCGTGTAGTTACTTTATTATCGTACATTAAGTGCCCTAAGTTGCCTAACACTCTTAGCTCCTATGAAAGAGAAGAGAAGCTAAGATTGTTAGGCAAAGTTAAGGTTGCTGAACCATTAGTTAAACATGGCACTCGACTTCTTGTTTCCGAAGTCTTTGGTCTGCCTGAAAGCTTTCAAGTCTTATTCGAGGAATGGGTCGAAGGATGGGACGGGGGGGATATACTTTTCCCGCCTTTGATCGACTTTGTTGAAGCAGACCATCTGGACTATTGGGACAGATTCGTAACGGACCTATCTTGCGTTAACTCCTACAATGTTTCTCCTTTAGCAGATATGGTCACACTTGGTCTTTTGTGGAATTATGTTGATGTTGACAAGGAGGAGTAGTCACCCCGGACTCTCCTTTAGCTCGGTGGGGTTTAATCGAGAACAACATAATTATTAGATATTACACAATTATGCAAGTTGCCGTTCGTCGTGTTCCTGCCCAGAAGGCTAAGAACAAGAAGAAGAAGAAGTCGGTCCCTGTCTCTCGCCGACGTAACCCTAGAGAGGCTAAATCCAATCACCGAATGGTGATGTCCCGTAATGTTACTAATTTAGGTGGTGGTACCACGTCATTCACAAAAGCTACACGTTTAACAGTTTCTCATAGTGAATACGTTGGTGACGTCACCTCTACGACAAATTTCGCGACGACGATTTTTCGTCTGAACCCCGGTGATTCTAATTCATTCCCGTGGTTATCTTCCATTGCTCTGAATTTTGATAAATATGAATTCCGTATGCTTAAGTATCGCTTTGTTTCACAGAGTGCCAACGCTTTGAGTTCTTCGAACACTTCGCTAGGTGCTGTGGGCATGGCTACCATTTACGACACTACGTCACCGGATTTTGTATCGATTCAACAGATGATGCAAGCGGATAATGCTATTATTGGGGCTCCTTCACGGTCGACGG